AATAAGTTTTTAATAGGTTTTTAACAAATTTTTCAAGTTTTTTGATAAAAAATCCAAAAACTTAGTTCAAGCTAAATCTATATAAAGATCTATATAGTAATATTGTATTTGAACAATGGCCAAACCTAATACCGAGTGCAAAATTATCATTCAGAATGAGAAAATCTACTCGTTCTACAAACAACATCCAAGAATCAATATCGAGCAGGCTAATTTATTACTGATCGATTTCTTTGAGAAGGTATACAATCACATTACTGAAGATCTCGAATCAAATATCAATGCACAACTCTTGGCTTATATGAGCAACAACAAAAAGGAAATGGAACTGATCAAGAGAAATTTATCAGATATGAACGAGACATTGTCCAAGACAAACACAGATATTATGAACAATATGATTCTCCAGTTGTCCAATATGAAAAAGGATTACATCGATGATGTGAAACAGATTATGAACAGCAATTCACTGACTCTCAATGAAAAAATGTCTTCCATCTTGGACAAAAACAATTCCCATTTGATCGATAAAACCACGTTGATCATCAATGATGTTTTGCCAAAGAACCAAGAACACATTAACAAGGAACTACACAACAGTTTCAAACAATTCCATACAATGATTACGGAAGATACGTCCAAGATTGCCAAGGCGTGTAGCAATGAAAAGTCAATGACCGAGTTTCTCAACAACTTTGATAATAAATATACTGCAATGATGCAGGCCATCCAACAACCTCTATTCACCTTTTTATCTGCAAGTGAAGATCGGATTTCCAAGAACATTGATGGAGTCAAGGAATTGTCCAACACCAGCTTGATGTCTCAGAAACCCATCTTGGACGAACTGGGAGAATTTCTTGGAAAATACAGCGTTTCATCAAACAAGGGAAAGTATGGAGAACAAAATCTGTCTTCGATATTGAACAGCGTCTACCAATCCGCCGAGATCAAGGATACTTCGGGAACCAAGGCCTCGGGCGATTTCATTATGCGTCGCTTGGAAAAACCCCCCATTCTATTTGAGAACAAGGAATACAAGGCCAACGTCGACAAGGACGAAATCGCCAAGTTTATTCGCGATATTGACGTGCAAAATGTAAACGGCATTTTCATTTCGCAATACTCGGGCATTTCCTTCAAGCAAAACTACCAGATCGATATTCACAAGGGCAATGTCTTGGTCTATATTCAAAACTGTGAATACTCCTTGGACAAAATCCGGATTGCCGTCGATATTATCGATTCTCTCGCCGTTAAGATCCAAGAACTCAATATCGACGATAGCAACAATATTTCCAAGGAAATGCTCGATGATATCAATACCGAATACCAAGCCTTTATTCTTCAAAAGGAAAATATGATTATGATGCTCAAGGATTTCCAAAAGCGTATGACCACTCAAATCGAAGATCTCAAGATGCCCGTCTTGGACAAATACTTGGAACCCAAGTATGCCTACGTCAAATCCAACACCTTTGTATGTGATCTATGCAATACATTTAGCACGAACAATAAACAGAGTTTGTCTGCACACAAACGCGGATGCAAAAAGAAGTTTTGCCAAACCAATGTATAGCGTATATAAAATATATTGATATATAAATGACGTTGTCTCAATATCCAAGAGAAACGATTGATAAGATAAAAAACATAAAACACGCATTGAATGTAGTTGAAAATGCATTATCCGAAAGCGTACATAAATTGGAACGTGTAACTTCGTTGTTAGCACAAACAAATGAAGATTTGGCAATTCAAGAAAATTCGGTCGTCTACGGAGCCGTAATCGAAAACCTAGAGGATTTGAACGACGAAAACGAGAGACTCTTGGAAGATATGACCGAATTATTGGCAAATCATCGCTCTATTCAAAAAAGAGAACAAAACGTGAAAAAAATGTTGGATAAGGTAAATGAGCGATTCATCAAAAAGCATTTCCCCTCAAAAACAGCTCGTAAAATAATGAGTAATCGAAAAATGGAGTCATCGAACCGAAAAACGAGACGAAAGACAAAAAGCATATAATATTCTCATCGTAAAATACGTAAAAACATAATATCAATGGTAGTGATATTATGTCCACAGTTGTCATAAAACCGGATGAACACAATTATGGTTTTTTTTCGTGTTGTAGTGTCATAATGACACGGATTGTTGAATTTATCAATGAACAGAATCGATTACCTGATGGGGTAGACACATCGGTTATGTTCAGATGGTACAAATATTACTCCAACCGAAATCGGGATATTACCTTTGATTATTTTACACATTATGATCAAATCGCCGAAGAAGTGATTACGCCAATCGACTACCACTGGGAACATCAATTCAACGATTATACAACCCTGGAATATGACAAAATATGCCCCCTGGTACGCAAATATTTCACCCCATCTAACGAAATCAACAATATGATTCGAGCCATTGAAACCAAGTACAGTGTCAACTACGATAATCTCTGTGTTTTGTTTTACAGAGGCAATGACAAGAACCGCGAAACGAAAATATGTGGTTATGATGAATACGTAGACTATGCAAAACGAATTATTTCCAAGAATCCCGAGACCCTTTTCTTGATCCAAAGTGACGAAACCGAATTTATCAATTATTTTGCGCAATTATACCCGACAAACCACATAGTGTTTAAAGATGAAATTCGACATATGAATCGATGCAATAGTACCGTCGATGTACTCTATCGTCAACACAATTTCCTTTTTTCCAAGTATTATCTCGCCATTACCGTGATAATGTCCAAGGCAAAATACATTGTATGTGGGAGCGGCAATTGCTCCATTTGGATCCTCTTTTACCGTGGAAATGCCAAGAATGTATTCCAGAATTTGAATGGCGTTTGGATTGAAGGATAATATAGGAAAATGTCCAAGACTATTGATTGTCATAGACATTTTTGTTACATTTCATAATAGGGTTTAGCAAACAAAAGAGATGCGACTTTACTGAAACCGGATGAATGTAAACAATAAATCTCATCACACTCGCGCATAATGAAGAAATCGGTCATTGTATTTCTTACTGCAATTTGTTTATCTTGTTCCGTCGTCGTTCTCAAATCACCCAAGTGAATCTTGGAACCTTGCCAGTAAAACAATCCCGGAATTTGCCCCACTATTTCTTGCGACATTTTTTCCGAATCGGCCAGTAAAATGTATTGTTTGTTCTCAGATACCACGTTTCGAATCTTGGATACCAAGACGTCCAATACGTCTTGATTCACGTGGTCGTTATGTAAATAGGCATCTCCTAGTCTCAAATGGATAACACTGTAACCCTTTTCTTTGTTGATCGACAAATGATTGAATCGATTATCCATTTGTTCCAAGATTTCATCACTTGGTGTAAATATATCACTCATAAACTCTCTACACTCATTGGTTATGACTGGCCAATTTTCCAAGACCCCGCTTGGACTTTTATAAAACGAATTGGTCATTGTGCAAAACGATTCATTCGATTGGAACATCCTTTCCAATTGATGGTAAATCGACGAATAATCGATGGGCGGCAATACTTCATTCGTAGAGTTTGATAAAGGATGATCTTTCAAAAATCTTGGATGGGACCGCAAAAAAAGGAAAATTTCGTGATCATTGTCCAAGAACAATTCGTAATTGTATTGTCTACAAAAGTAAAACAGCGCGATAGTTCCGCGAATATAATCGCCCATACCCGGCGGCTGAGGATTGGTTTTGCAAACCTTCAAATATTTGTGGATACAAATTCTTGGCTCCTTTTGATTTGGTGGCCCTTGCACACTATTGTACGTGAAATGAATTTGCATAATGATTGGCATATGTCAAAGTCTATTTTCTATATTCATTTAGATCAGTAAAACAAAGTCATACTATATTATAATTAAAATGCGATCCGACCTTTGCCATTTATTACCCGATTTAGCGCAACACATTATATTAAAATTTCTCGGATATAAATTGCGCTGCGGAAAATATATGAAACAATTGCCAAGAGATTTACCCATTTATCAATTGATATTGAATCGAACCGCGGTCGAAGAAATATACTATACCTTGGTCGATTTTTACAACAGTGAGTATCTCTATAAATATGAAAATGAAGACGGGACATTTGATATTTATGATGAATATGGATTCGATACCTATTTTATCATTTCGTTGGTTATCAAACGCGCCAAATACAATCACTGGTTGGAAAAAATGATGGAAATTTGTTATTCCTATTCTGACCGAAATACCTTTACACCCTTGAAGATTTAAAATGGGACGATTATTTTTTGTATTTTTTCTGAGAACTATTACATTTTCTACATAATGTTCTTAAACTTGCGTTTTCTTTATGATATTGCGTCCAGTTTTTTTCAAAATTATAATCTAATTCTTTGAAACATTTCATATGACTTTTTGTGTCATTAAATGTTGTAGGTATAGGTAACTTATTAATATCCAAAAAATCAATATATAATTTAGCAAAAGGAGATTTTTCACTATGATGGTCTATTTCCATTCTATCGTGTTCGCCGCATAATTCACACACTTTTATATAATTATTGTTTTTATATTCATCTATTTGTGGTTGAATAGAAACACGCATGGCTATTTTTAAGTTATCCTTTGGTTTTCCTGTTATACAATTATTCATTACTGATACATCATCAATTGACCCGTCCTCTTTTATAATAGAAACCTCTAATTGATTTATAAATATAGGGTTATAATCAATCTTAATGTCAACAAATCCAATGAATTTTCCAGGATAATCAGAATGCCTTTTGAATACTTCGCAAAAATCCAAAAATTCACTTGGATATTTTGTTTTTACGCCATCACATACACCAATTTTATTAATTATTTCACGAAAATGTTGTTTTAAACTTGCTTGAGTTTTGAATTGAGAAATTGGCATAATATACAAAGTAATATAGCGTATTGTTTCTATATTATTTTGTCCCATTTTAAATCTTCAATGGTGTAAATTGGATATTCAAGTGTACGAATATAATTTTGATGGTGTAAGATGCGTCTAAATAAAAAAAAATTACACGCAAAACGCTGTTCGATTTATACCATAATTTTTTGTTTGATCATTTCGCGCGTATAATTGATAAATAGATTCCATTCAATTAAACCATATGTGATCTGGTATTTGGTATACAATTCATTGATTGTTCCTTGGCCCAACAAATAAATGTTTCTTGGTATTTCATTGTCTGGATGGTGTTTCTTCAACCACCACTCTTCTTGTTGTCCAGTAACTGTTTCTGAACATAATTCCTTTCGATGGATCCGTTCTATAATGGCATTCCGCTCATCCACTCCAATCATTTTATATGACTTTTCAAAATCTTGTACACACATTGCAAAGGATTTTCTCTTTGTATTTTCTTTACATTCTTGGCTTGTATTTCAATTTTATGTTTGGATCGATCCAAACATAATCATTTTGTCCGTTTATAATAAGTGAATCAATACAAAAAATGTCAAAACAGCAAAACATACTTTCTCATCGATCGACTCAGTCCAAGCGAACTGTCCATCGTCGTCGAGGTGGAATGCGCAGTAGTCTAAAACGTAATCGCAGTACCAAGAGTGTTCAATTTGATCCTAATTCAAATACTGTTGAAGAATATCACTTGAAAAGCGATGAAATACAATACAAACGCCAGAAGGATCCTAAAATCCAAAAATATCCCAAATGTGTAATGCCAATGAATTTAGGATCCTTTCCCTGCAGAATGGGAAACACCGTCTTTGAAAATCCAAAAGAGTATATTGAGTTTGCAAATGCCGATCGTATACGTAGATCCTCCAAAACACCGAGTCAACATTATGAAGATATATCCAAGATGCTGAAAAAGGAAATGGCGGAAAAGGGAATAATCGGTGTTTCACCGTTGAATCGCCGTATACGCAGATGACTTGGACTTTTGTAAAACGAATTTGTCATTATGCAAAACGATTCATTCTATGTTTCTTAGTCTTTCTTTTGGTTTTATTTTTACTCTGTGTTGCACTTTTACCCCGTGTTGCACTTTTACCCCGTGTTGCACTTTTACCCCGTGTTTTTTTACGGTTTGATTGTTTTCCACCGGTTGGATAAAGATGACTATCGAATTCATCGTGACTGTACTTTTTACTAATCCAGCTTTTTTTTTGTTCAGGTTCTTCAGGTTCTTTTCTATCATTACGATTATCATTACGATAAAAGTTTTCTCCAGGCATTTTTGCTGGCTGCGGGGGTTGTTTGAACTTCTGTATTTCATCATAAATTGCACCAGGATTTGGAACAAATACATCATAAAGTTCAAATTTTTTACATACAAAATTATAACAAACTTTAATTTTTTTATCTACAAGCCGCCCAAAATCATTAACAAACCATTTACCATCATCATATGATTTTTCAAGGTTTACCCTGCATTCTTTCGGGTTAGATCCAATAATCATTTCTTTAAGTTGAAATCCACTCACTGTAAGATTTTTGTTTCCCGTTTCTTGCATTCTTTGTAAAAGATGAGGATTCACCATCATCGGGTAATTCCTCCAAAAATGTTGAAATGCATATTCATACTCCTCTTTGTTTAAAGTTAAACCGTATTTGTTTTTCATTGTGTTGAATAAATGATTGATTAAATCAATGTATTGTCTATGTAAAAAGTCAGATCTCATATGTGAATGAGGACTATAAGAAGGACTTTGCATTAATATATATAATATATATTATATTACGCATATATTTTATCAAACAATCATCGGTTGGAAACTTGTTTCCTATTCTCACCTAAATACCTTCAAACTTGATATTCAAGTGTATGAATATAATTTTAATCTATTCGTGAATAAATATCCACAAAAAGGATGTAGACTACCGTGTAATAGTCATATGACTGGGTCGCCATCTTGGACATCTTTTTCCAAAAGGATCGTATCGATCCTTCAATCGCGGTGTTCTTTTTCCGTTCCCCGCACTTTTTTCTTTTTTCAAAATCGACAATGTCCAAGATTCTGAAAAGGACAAAAGTTGAATGTGTATTTTCAGAGAAACTATGAAAATACGCAAAATGCAAACTCGCTTCCAAACTCGTTTGATGCAATCTGTACCTACTCTGGTAAACAATATTCTTGAATCCAAGAAAAAGAACTCTGTTCCCAAAGAGCAAAACATCCTTCTTTATGAACCCATCGCTATGCGGACGCGAAATAAAGTGTGTTTGAGCCATTCGTTGATCAATTTTGATGAGGCGAGTCGTGAGTGGAATTTGAACAAGCGGCGTCTTGGACACGGATGTTATGAATATATTGAATAGTCATATGTATCCACGGATAGACCTTAAAATATGAAGATATTCTCTTTCTCTAGTTTTTCTCTTTCGTATTTCTTTTTTGGCTAGTCTTTCCAAAAGAGAAAATGTTTAGGTATACAAAACCTCCAATTTCAGTGCAAATGACCAGTTGTTGTCACTTACCGCCAATTCTTGGCCAAATCGGTTCAATAATCGCACCGTGATTTTTTGCATCTTGATCGGACCCAAATATTCGCGCGTATTGAACTCGCGGTTGTTAAAGACCGTGCTACCGATTGTATCTACCTGTAGTGCGTCTGTGTTTCGAAAAATAGGTATTCTCGCCAAGATATTCTTACTCAAAAACGTCGTATTCGGCAGCCCGGAAATAATCGAATTTGATATGGAACTATTGTGGTAATCATTGACTTCCAAGAAGACATAATTGTCCAAGGTGGTAGCCACAGAAGATTCTGCCATAATGCATCCAAGATAACTTCGCGATGTCAAACTTCCCACTGAATTTGTATAGCGCGTGTTATTGGTAACAATATAGATCTTTTGACGATATCCCATATACCATCCAAGTGTGTTTTGCAGAGCATAAATGTTGGTTTCTGTCGAATTTTGTATACACACACGTTTGAGAGTATTCAATCGCGTTTTGCTGGTTTTGCAAAACAATACATCTTTTCTTAATGGGGCGGTAGAAGGTAAGATTGTACAGGGCGAATTGTCTACCACACCGGAATAGCTACTTGGCAAAAAGTCCAACTCAAAGGAAAAACTGGATCCGGAAATGAATGCGTCCCACGAGCTGTAAGGAGATGGGGGTGTCATCGCTGGATCGTTGTCATTACGCATACGAATCATCATACGATTCATCGTCGTGTTTATTTCTGCAATCAAATACTGCAGTCCGTTTCCGCGATTTTGGAAATAATTGTTCAGTGCAGTTATCAAGTCGGTGGCATTGTAATTGCCATCGGGTAGTAACACGGTTTGCGTGGATGGTGGTTGACCTGCTACAAAATTCGTCATTGTCACATTGAAGAAATTGTTCTTTGTCTTGCTCGAAATGGTGTACCACGTAGGCAATTGAACCGATACCAAATTCATACTCACCACATTGTTGATCCATTCGGGGAAATTCAACGTAAAATTGCTGGGGGTGGTGGCGGTGTAATTTTCGCGAAAGAGCGAATCCACCGATATCATTTTGTGAATGACGCGTTTTTCGATCCCATTGATCACTCCCGTGGGATATTTGTATTCACTCGAGTTTTGTACAGGAACCACCTTGGGCATTATCACGCTATGGCCATTTCCTTCCAATGTGGTAGGACTGTTGTAGACATTGAAGATGGAATTGGGGGTGGGATCGTGCAAAAAATTTGGTTGTTGATTTTGTGGAATCAAAAATTGACTTTGGCCTTGTGGTTGTTGTTTGCTGACGTGTTTGTACAACGTCTCTTTGACGTTTTCCAAGAAGACACTCGCATTTTGCCTAAACGACGATGTACTGGATCGAGTATTGAATAACCGCTGTTTCAGTTGGTCGCATTTCTCATTGATGTGATCATAATGAAAGGTAGAATATGTGTCCAAGTTTAGCAAAACAACCAAGTCTTGTGTTGTGTAGTTTTGTATATTGAGATCAAAATCATTGGATGCCATTAATGTAAATAGTTATAAAATATCTACATATAAATTATTCGCTTTGGATACGATACGATGTATTTGCTTGTCATCGTCTGGTTATTTTAGTCTATTTATATAATGTGACAATAATGTATAATAATGAAAAAATATACCAAAGTAGGAGCAAAATCTCGGAAAAATAAGAAAAACAAAACACGCAAATTCCACAAAAAAATGCGCAAAACAATGCGTTTGAAGAAAGCGGGTAGTGGTAGTGAAGGTAGTGGATGGTTTGGAAGAGTCGGAGATGTTGCCAAAAATGTTGCCAAATCATTTGTAAATCGGTCTAGTTCATCTGGAAATAGTTATACTGCAACTGGTAATGGATTCTTTAAAAGTATGTTGTCAAACCTTAAAACACGTAATTACAAAGCTGTGGCTGAAACTATAAAGAAAGAAGGCGATAAAGCGGTCCAATATTTTGAAAATTTCCCCAAAAATTTGAATCAATCTATGATAACATCCGCTCTAAATTTTATAGAAAAGGTAGACAAAAATACTGGGTTTGGAATAATTGATAAAATTAATGAAAAGAGCCCGGGTTCTATAGATGATTTGAGAGAAATTGCCCGTCTGGGTCCCGAAGAATACTACAGATTGAAAAGAGAGCAAGGGAACGGGCAATATCAAGGGCAAAATCAAGAGGAAACAGAGGAGAATAATAATAATAATAATGAGACGAAAACAACCAATGAAAACAAAACGCCCGGTACATATTTTCAAGCAATTGCGGATACATTTGAAATTGCTGATACAGAACAAATTGTCGATGAAGAAAAAAATATCGTAAAAATGGATGATAGTCCAATTCAGAAAACAATAAACGATGAATATAATAAAACAATAAAGGATTTGGATGATGGATATATAGCCACTATAAAAACTATAACATCACAAAATCACAATAAGCCTTCAATATAAGCCATTTGATTTTCTAAAAAGGTTTCATTCTGGATGGCATCCTGTTTCATATATTTTCCCCGCAAAAGTGCCGCTACTATTTTCGTATACTGATCCGCCGTCCCTCGCAAAACCCATTTCTCTCCATTTCGAATATTGTAAAGCCGTGTTGTTCTTGGACATTGGGGTTCTACATAATGCAAAATCCAAGCATACAATACGACTTGGATCATATGATCCAGTGTAATCTTCGATGTACATTTGATTTCCCACATTGATGTTTGGGTGATCAAATCCACCCGTGCGTTGAATCGGAATCGTGTTTCGTATCCAAAATAGGGTGCGAGTGTATTGTCCAAGGCGGCGTGTTCTTGTTCGTGAACATAGTGAATCAATGTTTTTTCCACCTCGGTCTTCGGATCTTGGACGTCTTCTCCCAAATGTTCCATTACTCGCGTCTTGCATTTATTGAACTGTTCATCGGTGATCCAATCATATCGATCCATTT